TACAAAACTTGGATTACTGGTTCTGCTGGTGGTGCAAGAACAAGTGATGTGGATAACATGCAAGTGAATTTCTTGTCTGAAAGAGCAGTTTGTACTTTAGGTGCGAACAACTTCTTTATCTTTCAAGAATAGTAAATAAGTATTTTTTCGGGGAGCTTTCGGGCTCCCCTTTTTTATAAATTTTAAATCTAATCTAATGAAAACTACTACAAAATATGTAGATAAAATCTACAAACTAACGCGCGATACAGCGCCCCTATCATTAACCTTAGCGTCTAGACATACTAAAAGATTTCCTCTTTTATGGTTTGATGAAAAAAAAGGAATTAACAAAGCTTTAAGATATGCCAGAAATCAAAACTCACCTTTTCAAGATGAGCAAGATGATAATGCTATTTTAGAACCCATTGTATTTGAGGATGGATTTTTGTCTGTCCCTAAAACTAATCAAGTATTACAAAAATTTTTAGAATACCATCCAGGCAAAGGAAGAATATATGTTGAGGTGGACAAAGCAAAGGAGGCTTCCGAAATTGTTGAGAATTTAAATACAGAAGTAGACGCTTTAATTGAAGCTCGTCAATTATCTGTAGATGAAGTGGAGAATGTTGGACGTGTATTATTTCAGCAAGACGTAACTAGAATGACTACCGCTGAGCTGAGAAGAGATATACTTGTTTTTGCAAAAAATCAACCTAAAGATTTTATGATGTTATTGCAAGACCCTATGCTAAAAATGAATGCAACGATACAAGGGTTTTTTGATAAAAACATTTTACAGTTAAGAAATCAAAAGAAAGAGGTCTGGTTTAATACCCCTTCTAATAAAAAGAAAATGTTAAACGTCCCTTATGGGGAAGACCCTATTTATATGGTGGCTTCTTTTTTTGAGTCGGAAGATGGGATAGAAGTATTAAAGCATTTGTCGGGATTGGCTAAAAACATGCAGTAAAGCGTATTTGTATTTTACGTATCTTTGTTTTTTGTTTAACCCATAAATTTTTTAACATGGCAAAATATATTACAATTAGCACTTCTGGGGATCCTGGAAATGCACACATTAACATAGATTTAATTCTTTATGTAGAAACTAATTCTTCTACGGAAGGAACAATCTACTTGCAAGATGGCACCAAAAAAATTACTGTGACAGGTACTAACTTGACTTCAGGATTTGGTGAAAACGTAAACAAAGCTTTAGTGCTTGCTGCACAAACGAGCTGGACAAATGTAGTATTCCCTGTTGATTTAGAGGATGACATGACGGTGACCGCTTTAACAATAGCGTAATCTTGAAATTTAAAACTTTTTATAACTTAATACTTTATTAATCATGGCAAAATATATTACTATTAATTCTTCGGCAGATGCGGCAAACGTACACATCAATATAGATAAAATCTTATATGCAGAGACTAATTCGTCTACTGCAGCAAGAATTTATTTAATGGACGGAGCTAAATATATAGCAATAACTGGGACAAATTTAACTTCTGGTTTTGCTGAAAACGTCAACACCGCAATGGTTACAGCTGCTCAAACTAGCTGGACTAATGCGACTGTAGCGGTTGATTTAGAAGATGATATGACTGTTACAGGAGTGGCAATTACTTAATCTTTTATTCATTTTTTATAGTTCATTTAAAGAGAGGTCATGAAAAATTGACCTCTTTTTTTTTTACTTATCTTTGTGTAAAAGAATACCAATGATAAATTCTGTAAGAAATACAGTTTTAGCTATACTTAATAAAAACAACTACGGTTATATATCGCCGCAAGATTTTAATTTATTTGCAAAACAAGCTCAGCTAGACATATTTGATGATTATTTTTATCAATACAATCAATTGATAAACCAAGAAAACGCAAGGCTGGTTGGAACTGGTTACGCAGATATTAGAAAAGGTTATGAGGAGGTTATTGATTTATTTTCAGAAACCAAAACTCTAACTCAAAACTTACTTAACCAATATTTTTTACCTTCTCAATCTACTACAGGAGATGATTATTATTTAATTAATAAAGTCTTGTGTTCTACTGGAGGGGTATACCAAGGAGAAGCGGAGAAGGTTTCTAATAGCCAAATTACTCTTTTGAACAATGCAAATTTAACCGCTCCTTCGTTAACGTATCCAGCTTATTCATTAGAAGGTATGTTTATCACTATTTATCCAGCGCAATTTAACGGAGCTTCAGATATTGAGGCTCAGTACATCCGCTACCCTAAAGATCCTAATTGGACTTATTTAAACGTAGCAAACGGAGAACCAGCATTTAACCAGAGCAATGCAGACTATCAAGACTTTGAACTGTCTAGAGATGATGAAACTTCTTTAGTGTTTAAAATTTTGCAATATGCAGGAATGTCTATAAGAGATATTCAAGAAGCACAGTTTGGTGCAGAACAAGAACAAATGGAAGAACAAAAAGAAAACTAATGGCATATTTATCACAATATCAATATTATGAAAACGCAGGAGTTGCTCCCTCAAATGTTAATTGGGGATCTTATCAATATGTTCCTTTAACCGACATCGTTAATAATTTTTTATTAATGTATTCGGGAAACCATTCTTTGGTTAATAACGAAGAAAGGTATAAAATATTGTTTCATACTAAAAGAGGGATTCAAGAATTAAACTATGACGCTTTTAAAGAAATAAAAGCTTTAGAAATGAAGGTGTTTGATGATTTAAAATTTATTCTTCCTTCGGATTATGTGAATTGGGTGCGTATATCCCTTTATAAAGACGGGTATCTAAGACCTCTAACTGAAAACATTCAGGTAAATTCAGCTGTTTCTTATTTACAAAGCTCTACAGGGTCTTTAAGTTTTAATGCAGACGGAACTATTCAATTAGCAGACTCTACTCTAGACACTCAAAGAGTAGACGGGTCACAACAAAGTATTTATTTAAATAAAAACAACGCTAATGATGCGTCTGATATAGCTTCGGAAAATCCTGACGCTTGGAAAGATTATAATATAGGAGCAAGGTATGGTTTAAATACTGAGACAGCAAATTTTAATCCTACATTTAGGATTGATAAAAAAGCAGGAGTAATAAATTTTGATTCTACCATGGCCAATGAGCAGTGTGTATTAGAGTATGTGTCTGATGGCATGGAAGGGGGCGACGATTCTGCAGTTAGCGTGAACAAGCTCTTTGAAGATTATTTGTATGCTTATATTAAATACGAAATTTTAAACAATAAATTTGGAGTACAAGAATATATAATAAATAGAGCGAGAAAAGATAAAAGTTCTTTATTAAGAAACGCAAAAATAAGAATAAGTAATATTCACCCTGGCAGATTGTTAATGAATCTAAGAGGCGAGAATAAGTGGATTAAATAAAATGGCAAACATTCAAAGAAATTTTATCGCGGGAAGGATGAACAAATCTCTCGACGAGAGGCTTGTACCGAATGGAGAATACATCGACGCTTTAAATGTAAGGCTTGGGTCTACTGAAGCTTCAGAAATAGGGTCGGTAGAAAACTCTAAAGGTAATACCAAGATGACTAGTTTGCAGTATGAGCAAACAGGGAGTGTTACCGGTGCAACATTATTGAGCGACGAAGCTCGATGTATCGGGGCTTATGAAGACGGTCAAAATAATAGGATTTATTGGTTTGTCCATGATCCTGCTTTTACTGTAGGGAATACAGGAAAAATAGACATGATAGTCTCTTTTAATCCTACCACTGAAAACCTTACTTATCATATAATTAGTATAGACGACGGGTTTGCTGTTAATACTACTTTGAATTTTAATCCTCAGTATTTAATTACTGCTGTAGATTTAGTAGACGATTTGTTATTTTTTACAGACAACATTAATCCGCCGCGATTTATAAATGTTGCTCAAAATTATCCTAACCCTTTATACGATATAGACCAAACTACAGCGGAAGAATTTATGGTGGTTAAAAAACCTCCGATTAAAGCGCCCTCTATAACTTTAAAGCAGCAGATAAACAACTTAGATGATTTTTTAGAAACTAGGTTTATATGTTTTGCTTATAGATATCAGTATCCTAATGGAGAGTATTCAGCTACATCTCAGTGGTCTGAGCCAGCTTTTGATCCCGGGAATTATGGTTATGATTATGCCACAAATTTAAACGAAGGAATGATAAACACTGTAACTGGTGTAGACGTGGTGTTTAATTCTGGAAGCGCTTTAGTAGAAAATATAGAAATACTTTACAAAGAAATAACAGATGACACTATTAAAATTGTAGATAAATTATCTAAAAACTTACAAGGATTTGCAGATAACACAGAGTACTCTTTTACTTTTGATAATAGTAAAATATTTACTATTCTTCCTTCAACAGAACTGTTAAGACTTTATGACAATGTTCCTATTAAAGCTTTAGGGCAAACTATAATGGGAAACCGTTTAGTTTATGGTAATTATATAGAGGGATATGATTTAAAAGACATCTTTAACAACCCAGTAAAATTAGAGTTTCAAACTAATTTAATTGAAAACACTATTCAGAACACTACCTTAACTACAAGCACCGACACAGGCGCTTATACTTTTGGCAGCTCTCAATCTATCAATAACTCTGTTGCTGTAATAGATTTTTCTACCCTAGACGCTTTGACTCAGTTTAAAGCGGGTACGTCTTTCACTATTTATTTTACTTTTGAGCATTCAATATACGACCCAACGGCTAGTCAGCCCACTACTACTACGCAAAATACAGACGTTCAATTTGCCTACACGTTGCCTCAAGACTATACTTCTTTATATGATCTAGTTGCGGCAACAGATTTTCAAGAAGCTATCGGAACCGCATCTAATATTAAACCCGTTTATGACGCAGTTAACCCTACCTCATGCTCAGGGTTTACCTTAACAGATTTAGTTAACTGCTATGTCCCTACCACCCAAGCTACTTCTACAGGAACGGTTACTAAATTTTCAAGCGGAATTACTGCAGCAGGAGAGCCTATAGCTATTGTAAATAACACCCCTGGCTCAAGCAGCCTTAAACTTCAATTGCCTGCAATAAGATATGTT